CAGCAAGGGGTATCGGGAAGCCCAGCGCGAAAGGGTGAATCGGACGCTGCAAAAGCTCGTAGAGCGTCATTCAAGGCACGACACGCCAAGAACATAGCTAAGGGCAAAATGTCCGCTGCGTATTGGGCTGATAAGGTGAAATGGTGATGCCTGTCTATAAAGTAAAAGGTGGTTATCGCTGGGGGCAGACCGGGAAGGTCTATAAGACGAAGGAAGAGGCTGCGAGGCAGGGCAAGGCCATTTTTGCGTCAGGGTATAAAAAGCGTAAGTGAGTACCAACGACGTCATTAAAGATGCCTTCATACGGCATCAAATCTTCGTGCAACGCTACGCTAAGGGCAGGGAGCGTGAGGCGGAAGAGTTCATTCGTAAGGTCTTAGAGGAGGCTGTGAGCCGTCTCAACATTGATCTGACGGAGCTTAACCGCGCTCGATTGGATCGCCTGATCCAAGACCTCATCCAGATGGTTAATGAGCTGAACGGTGATTATACGGAGAGCTTCATTCAGGAGGCTCTAGACTTCGTAGATTACGAGATAGGGTTTAACTACCGCATCCTGAACGCGAATGTCGTAGCCGATACGGTTCTCCCTAACCTTAATCAAGTGCAAGCGGCAATGCTTACTAATATCATGGACTTAGAGCCCACGAAGGGGTATACGATCCGTGAAGCATTGGCTGAGTTCGGCAGGAAGAAGGGCCAGCAGATCGTCCAAAAGATTAGGGACGGTATCGTCTTGGGTGAGACGACCCAGCAGATCGTTAAGAACATTAAGGACTTGGAAGGCATTCAGGGGCGGCAGGCAGCGGCTCTGGCTCGTACTGTGACTAATCATGTCTCTATTCAGGCCAGACAGATCACCATGAGGGAGAACGATGACATTATCGACTCTTACCAATGGGTGGCGACATTGGATAGCAGAACGTCGCTTATCTGCGCCTCTCGTGATGGACAGATTTACGAAGATATTGATTCAAACCCTAAACCTCCTGCTCATTTCAATTGCCGTTCCACTATTACTTTTGTGGTTAATCCTGAGTTTGATCTTGGTGCTGATATTGAGGGCGACCGTCCCTCCAAAGGGGCGGATGGAGTTCAGTCCGTAGGGGCTGATACGACTTATGAGCAATGGTTACGCCGCCAGCCCCAAGCATTCCAAGAGGAAGTATTGGGCATTGCGAAGGCGAAGCTATTTAGGGATGGAAAGTTGTCTATAGGCCGATTCGTTGATGATCAGGGCCGCGTGTTATCATTAGACGACTTAAGAGAGCTGGAACCGCTTGCATTTGAACAGGCGGGACTTTAACGCGGCAGAGCCGCAACGTGCTAAACCAGAGGTGACGCATGAGTGATTTGCTACAAGACATTGAATTAGACGAGGGTGTGAAAGAGCAACTAGCTTCCCGGCTAAAAGAGGCCATCGATGCCAAATTGAGCGAGGAGCTATCGGGGCTCAAAAGGAAGAATGACGAACTGCTCGCCGAAAAGAAGAAGGTGCAGCAGGAACGGGAAGAAGCGCGGGAGCAGGCTCGCTTAGAGGCTGAAGAAAAAGCCCGAAAGGAGAATGACTGGAAACAGTTAGCCCAAAGCGCCGAGGAGCGGCTTGAAACCAAAAGCGCAGAGCTTGAAACTCTCCGAGGGCATATTAAAAAGCAAAAAATTATGACTGAGGCTGCTAAACTAGCGTCACAGTTGACAAAAGATACGCAACGCGCACAATTGCTTCAGAAAGAGATCAGCCAACGGCTTGCGCTGGTCGATGATGAATTGAGAGTTACGGACGAGAACGGACAACTTACCGTTTCGTCTATGGAAGAATTGACTAACTCTATTCGGACGGCTTACCCGTTTCTGGTAGATGGCAGTCAGGCAAGTGGCGGCGGGGCCGTCAAAGCGCAAGGTGGAGCCGAAGCGCGTAAGGAAGTGAGTAGGGCCGCGTTTGACAAGATGGACCAGCGCCAGCGCTCTGAGTTCGTTAAGTCAGGCGGTAAAATCTTCGACGAATAGTATTTTGGAGGCCGGTTATGGCTAACGTACTGACGAACTTGGCAGCAGACATTTACGTCGCTGCTGATGTGGTGGGGCGGGAGCTAACCGGCTTCATCCCTGCGGCTACCATCAACGCGAATGGCTCCGAGCGTGTTGCAAAGGGCGATACCGTCCGCGCTGCATTCACTCGCGCTGCTAGCGTTGTCGATGTGTCCGAGGCAATGACGATCCCCGAGGGGACCGATCAGACCGTGGATAACAAGACCCTCTCCATCTCCAACAGCCGCGCTGTCCAAATCCCCTACACGGGTGAGGATATCCGCCACCTGAACAACGGTGTGGGCTTTGAGACCGTGTACGGCGATCAGATCGCTCAAGCTATGCGCGCTCTCGTGAACGAGATGGAAGCCGATCTTGCAGAGGAAGCGTACAAGAACGCATCCCGCGCATTCGGCACCGCTGGCACGACCCCGTTTGCAAGCAACTTCTCCGAAGTGGCCGAGCTTCGCCAGATTCTGGTGGACAACGGTATGCCTGCTAACGACGGCCAAGCCTCTCTGGTCCTGAGCACCGTCGCTGGTACGAACCTGCGTCAGCTTGCTCAGCTTCAGAAGGTGAACGAGGCCGGTGGGGCTGACCTGCTCCGTCAGGGTACGCTGCTTGAGCTTCAGGGCCTGTCCCTGCGTGAGTCCGCTCAGGTTCAAGCGCACACCAAAGGGACCGGCGCAAGCTACCTGCTCAACGATGCTTCGTCCGCCATTGGCGACACCAGCATCGCTGCTGACGGCGGCTCGGGCACCATCCTTGCTGGTGACGTAATCACCTTCAACGGTGACACCAACAAGTATGTGGTCAACACCGCTCTCTCTGGTGGTTCTCTGGCAATCGGGGCTCCCGGTTTGCGTCTGGCTCTTGCAGACAATGCCGCGATCACCGTGGGCAACAGCTACACCGCCAACGTGGCCTTCCACCGTCGGGCTCTGGAGATCGCAATGCGCGCTCCTGCTGTGCCTGAAGGTGGCGATGCTGCCGATGACGCAATGACCGTCCAAGACCCCTTCTCCGGTCTTGTGTTCGAGATTCGCGTTTATCGCGGCTATCGTAAGACCATGATCGAAGTGGCAGCAGCATGGGGTGTCAAGGCTTGGAAGCCTGACTTCATTGCTCTCCTCCTCGGCTAAGAGGTATGAGGGGGCCTTCGGGCCCCCTTTCTCGCTATGGAAGAAAAGAAGAAACCGGGACGCAAGCCTAAGCCCAAATTGGTTAAGATGTACCGTGAGCGAGATGGCAAGTTCGCTGATGTGCATCCTCTGGAAGTAGACAACTACAAGCTGGGTGATTGGAGGCTAGTCGATGGCAATAATCGTTGAAGATGGGACGGTAGTTGCTACCGCTAATTCCTACGTCACCTTAGACGAATTCCAAGCGTGGGCAGATAACCGTGGCATTGACTACGGTACTGACTTCACGCTTTCTCAGCAGCTATTCCGCGCTACGGATTATTTCGAATCGCTCGCCTTCAAAGGGGTGAAGCACACCGAAGATCAGCCGATGCAATGGCCCCGTGATGACGTATACATTGACGGCTACGCGGTTGATTCTGACGAGATTCCCAAGGAAGTTAAGACGGCGATTTACGAGCTGGTGAAGATTGAGATTGACGGTGACTCCCGTCTAGCGCCCTCTGAGCGTGAGGTTACGTCGGAGCAGATCGACTCAATCAAGATCACCTACAAGGATAACGTAGGGATGAAGCGGTCTACGCCTGCTCTAGACCGCGCCCTTCGTAAGCTCGTCCAGCCGGTCACGATGGTGTCTCGGGCGTGAGCTACAACTACACCCCTCTCACGCAATCCGCTACCCGGATGCTGACTAAGTTCGGCGCGCTCTATACGTTTACCCGAGTGACTAAGGGGACCTATTCCCCTGCTACAGGGACTACTACCGATACCTCTGCGACTTACACGAAGTACGCCTGTCTCTTTGACTACACTGATGCGGATAGGGGCGATGGATCAATCCTCCAAGGTGATCGACGTATGCTCGCAGAAGGGCACTCGTATGAAGTCGGCGATACGGTGGCTGTGGGCGGAGATACGTTTCGTATTATCTCAATTAGCGATATCGGGCCCAGTGGGACCGTGGTCGCATCGAACCTACAGATTCGGAAATGAAGGACTGGACGACGGCAACGCTAGAGTTCGCCGAGTATCCCGAGAAAGTGGTGC